TCGGCTACTGACCCTTTCGGGCGGGGAAACCTCTTCGGATCTCCCTCTCCGTCTTATCGATCGGAGGTCAGACTATCGCATACCCTTGCGGGTCTTTCTCACTTAGTCGTTCACCGTGGATTTCTCTTTCGTTTAGTGCGATACTATTATTAACGAAAGGTTCAATATGGCTAAAAGAGTTATTTTTCACACTAACCAAACTGCTACTCAAATCGCTTATCTTGCTGGCATTATTGATGGAGAAGGTTGCTTCTACATCGGTAGAGTCAAACAAGGTAGATATGGATCTGGATGGCAATGGCATGTCATGCTTAAAGTAACTAGTTGTGATGAGGTTCTTATCAAATGGTTGGAGCAAACATTTGGTGGAGCTAAAGATTCCCGCTATAGATGGACGAGCAAAAAGAAATTTACGCGCCCTGTTTATAACTGGCAAGCTACTGGTGAAATGCTTGATTACCTTCTTGATGTCGTTGAACCTTATCTTATTATTAAAAAGCCACATTGTGATGTAATGAGACGTTATAGAAAGACCTGCAAAAACATCGGAAGCAAAAGACTGCCTGATCATATTAATGAACAGCGTTTTGAGCTTATGAAAGAATTGCGAAATCTTAATACCCGTTTTCATGAACATCCTTTAAAAAATCCTTCGGCCCTGTCACCGGTTAGCTAATCGCTACTTCGGCTTCCAAGTCAATAAGAGAAAGTTTAGAGACCCCATTCATTTTAGGGTCTTGGTTTTGAAGAGTTACTTGCTCATTCAATTGAACATATGAACCATAGAAATCGATTTTAGCATCGATATCAACAGCAGTAAGTTGTTGTGAAGGAGGAGTTACTCCGCTATTACCCAAAGGAACAAGAGCTGTAGCCAATGGATTGTAACGACGCATACGTAAGGTTGTTCCACCATTACGCGGCATACGTTTTTTCATAGCAGGAATTTTATGGATCATGTTCGGAACCGGAACCGATAGCAGCTTATAGCTGAAGCTTTGCTGAACTGGAGCCGGAAGAACACTAGACGTAGTTATTGCCATAGAGCTTCCTAGTATTTGTTATACATATAGACACGGGTTAGCGAATTCCCATACAGCCTAGAAGGATGAAGTTTGCGATCACTTCAGTACAGCGCATACAGTATATAACGAAGAAAAAGATTGATGCAATAAACTGGCCCTTATATTCACGTCGCTTGAATATAAGGGCCAGTTAGAAAAAGGGGAGGTAGTAATGAATTCCTATCTATACTTCATGGCTTCTTGCATCTCTCTACGCAATTGTTCTTTAAGAGTATCAGTCAATCCCTCAGCAAACGCATTAGCTCTCGACAGAGGGCTTTCTCCTTGCTGTGGAGATACACTTGCTAAAGGTCTGGGTTTATTAGCATTAGCCACTGCTTTCTGACGATCAGGAGAAAACTCTTCATTTTGAGCAATACCTAGTCGTTTAATCATAGTATAAGCAGATACTGCTTTACTATATATATCATTATTAGAGTTTAAAGAAGAGGCTATCTCAGGATATTGCTCTCTTAATTTTTCTATATTAGAAGCAGATACGACTGAATCAAAGTCTGGATACTGTGATTTAAGACGTGATTCAGTCGTATGGAGCTGTTCTCTTTTTTCATACTCAGAAAGCTTCCCTTCTAATTTTTTAATCTGCTTATCAACATGTCGCCATTCAGGAATATCATCAGGGCGAAGATCTATTTCTTCTTCAGAATTAACTTTAGATATCGTTTCTTCTTTTTTACTCTGAGCATCCTTCATATCACTGATAAGTTTTCGCATTTCATCACGCTCATACTCAGCTGATTCTTTCGCTTTACGCAACGCACGAATATTATCTTCAGCAGAATTCGTATTTTTCTTTGGTACCTGCGCTTCTGTTTCTATATTTTTATCAGTTACCTCTTCAGTGCTGTCTGAAACTTCTTCAGCAGGTAGAGGTGGCATTTCAATATCTGTGCTTGGATTGATGATTTTTTCAATTTCTGGTGATTGTGTATCCATATACTCCCTTACACTTCTTCAATAATATTAGAACTAACAGCTTCCTTATTCAGCCTTTTTGATAATCTTAGCAGATCGCCATTATAAAAATTTATTATATGATCTCGTAACTCTTTCTCTTCCTCAACAATACTTACTGCATTAACATAAAAAAGCTCACAGGTATCCTTTGATGGAAGTACCCACATAAACTCAAGATCTTCATCTTCACGACGATATTTATAGACAGTTTGATCGAATTCAGGAGTAGGACATGATTGGCGACCAAAAAAGTAGTTACGAATTACATTCTCCATTAACTTCTCTTTTTTAGTGGTCACAATAACATAAAAATTTGAATTAGCCGGAAACTCTTTACTGCATCGAGTGGCACATTCCCATACATTCTTTTCATAATCCTTATGCATTTCTCGTTCATATTCAATGGGAGATATAGGCTTATCAGCATTTATTAACAAGTCTCTACTAATTTTTCCTACCGTTTCTCGAGACATACTACTCCTCTTTCTACAAATTCTAGATAATGATCTTAAAAAAGACACCTTATCTAAATCAAAAAATAAATACAACATATGGATATTGTAAAATATATTCTATATGTCAATATGTCGCCTGATAGCTATAATTAAGGGATTGATTTTTTTATATAAAGCTGTATCGTGAGTAATGAGTAAGTTTAATTCCTAACCATAAAGGACAGATATGAAAAGCAGTCATATCATTTCCCTCTCTATTGTCATGCTCTTATCACAACCAATCTTGAGCATGGAAGAAAAAAAGCCAACCACAAGATCAGAATTAAAAGTACCATGGCACGAACTGCCTAATGAGATACTTGAACAGGAGAATCTATATGGATCTTCTTTTCTTGAGCTTAAGCAGGTAATGGAGACAGCTCCACCGATGGTAAAAGGAGTAGTAAAGCATCTAAAAGATCCCAAGCACTATAAGCCAAAGGGTGCACCTGAATTCCGCACCTTTCTTCTACATGGTGCACCCGGATCAGGTAAATCCACATTAGCTAAGGCTATAGCACAATATGCTAATTTTGATTGTGAGTTTACTGTACCAACCGACTATCAAAAGGGTGATAGAGGGAATGCAGCACAGCAGTTTAAAGAAAAGATAAAGGAAATACTATCTAGAAATGCCCCAACGGTTTTGGTAATCGATGAGATAAACCAGCTCTGGGAAAATGCTGATAGCAAACATCACGACAATGATCAAACCAGTAAGGCTATTTGGACAGCAATGGACCAGGCTTATGGACGAGATGACTTTATGATCATTGGTACAACTAATCGTATACATAAAGCACCACCACAAATCAAATCTCGTATAAGAGCAAAGCATTGCGAGATTTCAATACCGTCTACTATTGATGGCAAGATGCATATTTTTATGAATATTCTGGATCGCCAAGGACTCAGTGCTGACAAAAAGTCTCAGCAAGCACTTGCTAATATCCTGAAGAAAAATAAGAAGTGGAATGGTCGTGATTATGAGGCATTTATTTTTCATGCACGGGAAGTTGCTGCCGATGAAAAGAACATGGAACTAAAGCTTGGGCATAATTTTAAGCCGGATGATTGGATTGAGTTTGATAAAACAATGGAGAAGTCTGACAAGCCATTAGTTCTCGGACACCAAGACCTATCTGATGAAGATCGTCAGGATCTTATTCAAGTACAAAATATATGGCAACAAGTACTTATGCAGCGCTTTCAAAAGCATCAATGGTTAGGCATTAGAACACCTGGTATTAGTTCTGATACGGGTAACTTTATCATCGATAAAGTAGCTACTGAGAACCAAAAACGGTTGATGAACGAGTATTTGGATATTGAATCCATGCGTAAAAAATGGAATAACTGGGACAACCTATGAGAAAACTCCTTTTAATACTCACTATTGTTAGTGGGCCACTCTCTGCAATGGAAATAATCAGTAGTGTGGGAAATTTTCTATCAGAAACTCTTGAGTCACAAGATCTTGCTCAACAGCAAATGCAGATGAGTGAGCAACAGCGTATGATCAATGCTACTAAGTCTGTTTTAGAGAATCCTTTAGCACCCAAATCAAGTATGTGGGGTGTTACAAATGGTCCATCTATAGAAAATAGTACGGTTAAAATATACGGGGACATGCAAAAAGAAGGCCTTCGTTACAAACTGCAACAGACGAGAGATAAGCTTCAAAAGAAATATGATAGCGCATGGATTTTTCCAATGCGTAAAGAGCTATCACTTATTGAAAGCCTGGATTACATTCTAGATCGTCCGATTACCACAGAGCTAGAGATCTGTCGTTATGGATCTTATGAGCAGGTAAGATTATCTTTATCTCGATTAAAGGCAATGGAGCGGCTTAACCAGGTAACGCTTGAAGAGCTAAATCAAGTACGAAATGTGGTATCTAAGAACCCTACGTTTGATGCATTCGCATGCGATATGATTCTTTCAAGCCCCATGCAGGAGATGCAAAACTATGGCTACTTTACCGACCAGGCCAAGGTACTAGCAGCAAAGCTGGATATGAATAGTATGCCTATTGAAGAGTACATCAGTAAGCTGCAAGAAATAGCTAAAACACATGATAAACAACTCACTGAGCGACAACAGTTTGCCTTAGTGATAGATCTACTTATTGAAGGTCTTAAGTTTGCATATGTAGATCTCAAGGGTGAAACCATTCTAAAAGTAGCTAAAACGGGTGCAGATATGTTGTTTGGTCATATCTACTTATCTGAAGAAGCGCAAATAGCATATTTAGATACTGTATTGAAAATAACAGAGAAATGGGCTAATGCCTATAGTTCTGATGATAGAGTTACGATGCGTAAGGGAGTAAGGGCAACTATGAAAATGGTCCTTACTTTTGCAAAATCTGGCCATTTAAAGGTCATGAAGATGGCCGGTAATGTATCAAAAGCTTTAGATGTATTACTTTCATAGAACACTGCTATGGGCGGATAAAAAAGCCGCTCAGAAAAAAGGAGCCTCTGCTTGAGGCTCCTTTTTTATTTATCTAATCTCTCTTTAAGAAATAAAAGAATAGAAGCAATCATAAAACTTATAAGTAAAACTATAAGCCATGAAGCGTAAGAAGAATAAAGATATTGAATTTTGTAGTAAAGAATCAATAATGCTATAAGCGCTGCTATAGCTACTAATTCTTGTATTATTTTTATATTCATATATACAAGTATACATTATTGCCTATTAATGTATATAGAAGGGCCCCGAAAGGCCCTTACTTGTGCGAGAGAAGTGGGAGTAGTGTCAAGCACAGGATTATTTATTACTTTTTTTCTTTTTCTTAACTGATTTACGAGATTCAGAAAGGGCAATTGCAATCGCTTGTTTAGGATTTTTTACTTTTGGGCCTTTTTTAGAACCAGAGCGTAGTTTGCCTTTCTTAAATTCTTCCATAACAAACTCAATTTTTTCTTCTTTTTTACCCTTTTTTACTTCTTCTTTAAGCTTTCGGGCGCCTTTTTTGTAATCTTTTTTCTTTACCGCAGCACTCTTTTTTTTGTAAGCCATGATTATCCTAAAAAAAGGGAGGGGTTACCCCTCCCTGGTCTATTTTGTTCTATTAGTACTCTGTGCATTAATGACACGATCAATCTCGAGCTGTCGACGAGATGGCTTCGATACATTCTGAGGATGTCCTAGAATATTGAACGCTATCTTACGTGCTTTACCGCTCATACGTGGCATTGCAGGCATAACTATTCCTAATATTTTTCTGGATATGAGCCGCGCTTACGATTACCTTTAGTATCTTTATACATTTGCTCATCAACACCGCGTATAGTGTCGTTAAGATCATCTTGTGGTCCATAAGGTGATACTGGATAAGCTTTGATCATTACTTCTTGTGGAAGATTAGCCATTGCCATCTTATCTTCCTTAATCATCATGCTATCTTCGTATTCCATGCGACGACGTTCGTCTTTTCCGGCATACATTTCTTTATCGTAGTATCGTTTTTTTGCCATGGTAGGCTCCTTGTAGAAACTGCTCCGAAGAGCAAGGTTAATAATCCTCTAATCTACACGCTCAGGTCTGCTTTGGCCGTAATATCTGGGCTTTCAACTGGCTGAGTGGGTTGGTCCTGTTTTTTGACCATTTCATTAAGTGTCATAAGTTTTTCAAGCTGACGCAAATCTATATCCTCGAGTTCTTTCATAGCTTTCACTAAGTCGAGTAATCCTGACATGCGATCTTTTTGAGCTTCAGCTTTACGTTCGGTGGCTAACGCCTGGTTTTCATCAATTCTACTGATTCTTTCATAACCGAGACCTCTATCTGCCGTTGCGCGTGCTTCCGCCAACTCTGTTCTTGCTTGTTGTTCTTTGATCGCTGCTGACGTTTGAATTTGTTGTTGTTGTGCCTGCGCTTGTTCCTCTGCTTGCACCGCTTGCACGAGATTATTTTTATTTTGAAGCGTTGCAGCTTCAAGTAAAATATTTGAAGGTATTGCGACACCAGCTTCACGAAGCTGTAAGAGCTGGGCGAATTGCATTTGTTTTTGGGTAGTTGTATTGAATCCTTCTTCGATTGCAGCATCATACCTTCCGAATGTTTTATTATAAAATTCAGGAGAAGGGTCTTCAGCAGTAATACGTTTTATTTTTCCAGGCGTAAAATTATTCTGGATTATGTCTACCATTAACTTACCAAGATATTTTTGAGATCTATCAAGTTGATCAAAAAGTGTTTGAAGAGTAGTTAATCCTGCTCCCTGGCGAAGCATAGAAAGAACTCCAGCCTTATCATCTGTTGCAGATCCAAGTAACTCTTCGTTCACTCCCGATATTTCCATAACTTCACGAGCTAATATCTCCGACAGTTGAATCATTGAAGGCGGAATTTGTGGTGCTTGGATCTGTTCTACATCAGACATATTAGCTTCTGCTTTTAGAGCAAGTCCACGACCTTGGCCAGAAAGAAAAACATCTTTAGGATTAACAAGCGCATCTTCTTTATATTTCCACCCGCTATTGATTTGGCTTTCAAGAATATCTAGTTCAATAGCTTTACGACGGTTATATAGAAACTGTGCATCTCTCAGGCCGCGAACCATTCCTTGAACACGATACGGGAAGTAAGGCATTTGAGGATTATAATATCCTAATACGGGCACGAATGGATACGAATCAATACCCATTGGATTAGGTCCATCATACATCACCTTCCCTTGTACAACTATCGCTAGCCGTACGGTTGGTACTTCATTATCAATGACAGTAACTTCAGGGTATGCTGCAAGAAACTGCTTTAATTTATCTTTATCATTAGACTTCCACTCAGTAGTTTCACCTGTTTGAGAATCAACAAGCATCTTTTGAGTTCTATAGTCACGGTAATAAAATTCATCATAAGTAAGAAGATTTGATTGACCATAACTATAACTTTCTGGCATAAACTGAAACTTTCCGTCACGCGCATCAGTATTACCAACAAGATCAATTAGTTCTTCTTCTTTATCAGGAAGAAGAGAAAGTGCTTCTCTCTTTGTTACAAAGGTACGCTTCCAAATAGCATTGCAATCAGAAAGATCGTGTTTTCTAAAATAGGGGTCTATTAAAAAACTGTTATATGAACAGTTATTAACTTTAATATTTCCAGATATCGGGTCTTCACGATAATCCACCCATACCTGAAGAAGGTTCATTCCGGTAACTAAAGCACCGTGAAATGATTCTGATACTGTCTCAAGTACTGATTCTTGGTTATTTACCCATGATATAACTTTTGAAAACTGATCAGCGGTTAATTGATCGCCATTTTCTACTGGGGTAACAAGAGTAGATTTTCTATTACGACGCTGATGACCTGAAACCATATTAATAACACGACGAATACGATTAAAGTTATACTGCTTTTGACGAGATGCCGGAAGATTTCCATAGACATCATTCCATACTGACTGATCTCCTGCTTCAAAACGAGTATCAGTATCTGCTTCAGCCCAGAAAGCCTGATTTATACTTATACTTTCCGCATAAAAGGCCTCCATACGATTGAGAATATCTTTATCTTTTTCACCGTAGTACTGGGGACCTAATTGTGGAAAGATGCTCATAGTTTCCTTCTTTTAATAAAAGAAAGCAGCCTACCATATCGGATTAGGGACATAAATGAGTAAGTCTACATCTTCAGCTGCTTTCGAAAGTTACTATAGAATACCACTCATGGTCATGCAAGAAAATAGTAACTCTTATTCTGTTACTTGAGTTATTATCAATGTGGTAATAGTAGCTAAAGAAAGAATACTTGTACCCGCTAATCCTACTAAAGCAGCATAAAACTTATACTTTTCAGCTTTTACCTCTTTATTCTTTAAAATTAATTGAAGTTTAGAAACAACTATATCTTCATTCTTTTCTTTAAAAATCTCTTCAACAGATTCCGCAGTAAGCTTACGTAACTCTTTTCGTAAGCGATCTACTTCTTGGCTATCTGAAAGTTTGGAATCAGGCTCAAGTTCATCTACTGCATGCCAAAGATCTTCATCTTTAATTTTACTCTCTTGTACTTTCTTACGAAGCAACGGACCAAAATGCGCATTAAGGTCCGTTGAACTCCGGCCTAAAAAATAATGAAGAGTTTTTGCAGTGAGTTTGTCTTTATCGAAGCTTTTATGTTTTGAGCTATGAGTTTCTTGAAAAGTGATTGAGTAGGTATGTTCATCAATATGATCTTCTTCCATACCATATATATTGAATGCTATAACACAGATAATAAGATATCTCATAATACCTCCTATATTTTACCACCATTGATCATATGCTAGCAGTAAAACAGGAGGCCAATCAACAATTGAGATTAACGCCGTAATATTAACCGCTTTTTTTTTATCTTTGCCTTAAAGCAACAAGCAGTAAATTCAGCGGCAGCTTCTGTATCGTATTCCTTACATGAGAATATATCTATATAAGCACTATTAGTATATTCAGAAAAGTGACCGGTAATACAGGAAGTCTCAATAAGCTGTACCATAGAGTAGCCTTCTATCTTCTTATCTTTTCCAAACCGAACGACAATAGGCTCACCAAATCGTTTCATATCAATAAGGTTACAGAGAAACTTAATATAACCCTGTATGTGGCCCTTACTACTAATAGTGGCCGGATCACAATCTTCAAGATCAATTATTGTGTGCCATCCCCACGGCTTATCCAATACATCAGGCATAGATTCTTGAGCATTAATGGGAAAAAAAAGCAGAGCAAGCAACACCAATATCTTCATCACGATCCTTTTTTATTATTTTCTATAGATTATCTTTCTATCAACTACTTTTGGCTTCAGATAATCTACCATAATTTCTTCAAACTTTTTCCAATCAGTTTTTGTTCCGCAGGTGAAGAGATCTATAAAGACAGAATTATGTTCTGGGTAGGTATGAATAGAAGCGTGAGATTCCGATAGAATAGCTGTTCCTGTCATAGATATTTCAGAAAAAGGATGCATCTGAAAGTGAAGTATAGTTGCACCAGCCTCTTGAATACCAATAAGGAAATAGCAGAAAGTACGATGGATATTATTTATCTCTTTAGAACATCCTTTATAAGAGGCAATATAATGGGTGCCCTTGAATTGGTACTCTGATTCTTGAGCATGATTAGGAATAAGCATAAAGAGAAAAAGTAATAATTTTTTCATTATGTATCACACTTTATATGTCGAGGACCGCGTAATTCTACTATATAAGTAGAGCCTTCTATTTTTTTACCACAAATATAACACGGCTTATTCATTTTTCTTTTTTCTCATCTTTTTTTATAGGCGTAGATTGTTCGACAAACTTTAGTCTGAGAGCCGAAAAGAGCAAGGTTAAAAAAGCAAACAACACTGCCAATGACATTGGTATCAAAATATACCAGATAGCTACTCCAATAAGAATATCATGCAAAAACTGATCGGTTACCATTAATACTCCTCTTAATATTATGAAATTAAACTCAATGAACGAGATACAAAGTTATACTGTTCCTCTATAGATTTCTCTATAAGTTGTCCATAAGTTTTTCTTTCACCCTTACTTAAATAGTATGCATAAATTGTATCCAGCTTATGGCGATGTTCAGGGCTGATATAAGAAGTTATTTTAACTTTAGTCATAATTATCCTTTATTATGATGACATAATACCCTAATAACATACTTACGTCAGTAACTCGGTAGATCATCCCTGAAAATAGACGGGAAATTACTCTGATCAGTACCATACATCGCTTCTCGATAGCGACGATCTATATCTTCAGGAGTAGCTCCATCGCGAGTCTTAGGTAGTGAAACACAGAGATATCTCATAGCATCAGCAAAATGAGATGAAAAATCATGGAGCGGATGATTCTTATAGACTTGTTTTTTAACATCATACTCTTGGCGATAGTTCTCAAGTGACCTAACGAGTTTTTTACACCTTACTTCATCAATCCACATTTTATTAAGAGTAGACCTTACTGCTTCAATACCATCAACGATAGATATATTAGAGGCTGTGACAAATGTAACCCCAAGCTGACGAGCTTTCTCTATTCGAGTTATACCACTGCCCCATTCTTTAACTTGTATGTCGTGTGGGGCAATATGCTTGCCATAATTATAAGGCTTTGATTGAAGCAGATGGACATAATGCTCCAGCCCTTCTTTGCTATTCTCATAACAATCTACTATACGAATCGTTTGACCTATTGTTTGAAAGAAAATAATACTCGTTGCATCTCGCACTCCAAGATCCCAGGCAGTATGTACTTTGAATCCAGCTTCCCATGGCACCTGACCAATCTGGTGATTCACCCGTAGTTTATCCATATACTTCGCATAGTACGCACCCTCAACACCCATCTCAAAGCTCGTGTAATATTCCTGTTCGATAAGATCATCAGACATAATCCCTTCTTCGCGCTCACGAGCAATCTCACGTAAAGGGATATGCTTAGTATCTTCTACCGTGAGCTTGTACGCATACCATTCGGGAGAATTGAGAGCTATCTGATACAGTTCCCATAGATGATTCTTGCCACGAGGTGTCGATATAAATAAAGCCCACCCGTCATTAGCGGTGAGGATAGGCCTTATATATTGATAAGCTCTCGGATCTTGTAAGGCATATTCAGAAAATATAACTCCCTGAGGATTAGTACCCATAAGGGAATCGTAATTATCAGACCCAACAAGTTGTAATAATGAACCGTTCTTAAAGCGTATCTTCATTTCTTGAGAGTTCTTAGACTCCACAAGTTCATCCGGTATAAAATCTAAAATACGCTTGCCGTCGTTAGTGATAGAGTCCCAGATTACTTTTTTAGCTTGTGAATAGGTAGGAAAGATATAATACACCACGCAAGGTCTCATCAAGCATTGTCTTATAGCTATATTGAATGCGGTCACATCCTTACCAGCGCGCCGAGGAAGTATAGCCATCACTCGCTTATAGTCTTTGTTGAATATCGCGTCCATCATCGGAATTTGGTAATTTCTTGGTAAAAATTTATTCAATTTGATACGAGTTTCTGGTTTGTGACCCATTTTAAAGTCTTTTTTTTCTATCACTCCATCCCCTATGTGAAACATGCTTACAAGCTAAACACTGGGTGGTACGTCCACGACGAAGTTCTCCACCAGATATTATCTTTTCTAATCTACAACCACAACGACAGAGATAATACCTATGGCCGGGCTTGTGAGGAACTTGTTTAATGACAAACCATTTTCCAAAAGTTTTACCGGGCATATCATCGGGTACATCACCCTTAATATACGCATTATTCTCTCGAGGCGTTACCCACCGACAATTATCGGGAGAGTAGTGACCGTCGTTATCTATCCGATCAACTTGTTTTCCTTGAGGGCGGACGCCCATGTCTTTAAAGAAGTTTTCAAAAGAGTGGCGCCATCTCTCACACGCTTTAATACCTCGTCCCCCATAGTATTTATAAATACGTACCCTAGGATTGTAGCAACGAGACAACATTCCAGCCCAGATACGATATTCTGGTGTGTTTGCCTTACCGTGCTTTTTAAATGCACAGTCTCTACACTGCTTGCTTCGAGACTCAAGTAAGTGTTGGGATTGAATTATAGATTCATTTCCACAAAGACACCGACATAAAAAGTGACGGCATTGCTGCTTTTCTTTTTTTACTTCTTTTACTACCGTCCATTTATTGAATGTAAGTCCTGGATGTATATCAATCATTGATCCTCTGCACAACGTCTAGGTTGAAACTTGTTAAGCTTGATCCGTGTTTCTGGTCTCACTACTCTTCTTTCCGTTTAACTGGCACCATTTCACTTGTGGGTACTGGTTGTACTTCAATAGTATAGTTTCCTGCACCCGCCTTATTTTCACCTTCCTTCAAACCAGAACGCCATGCTTCAACATCTTTTACTTCGTCACTATAAACTGTTTGTCTCCATGAAATGGTATGTCTATCAGCTTCCCCTTTATGGATAGCTTCTTCTCTTCTGATACCAATCATCTCTAAGGCAAAATCGTAGGCAGACTGTAAAGCTGTAGAACGTTTACGTAAGTTATGAAATGAACAGCGAGCCATCTTTTTCTTACGAGTAAGATAAAACGTATTTATGTACAAAGAGGTAGTCATTTGAGCCCAGTCTTCGAGTTCTATTGCAAGGTCTTCGATCATGGCATCCGTATATGGTATAACACGCCAACTATAGTCTTCATTACCAGTATAACGACTTGCGGCTTTCTTTGGGGTTTTGCTAGTATATGGTATTTTTTTCTTATTTTTCGTTGATTTTTTTTCTTTCATGCTACTCCTGAGTGATTACTATCTCGGTTCTTGGTTCATAATCATACAGCTTTTTAGCGGTAATTTGATAGAGGTGAATTTTATCATTGTATATGACATCTTCGGCTATAGACTCAACAAATCTAATAAGTTCATCAATGGGAGGATATTCTTCATGGTCATGACCGTCTTTTTGTTGGTTATTACAAGGCGTCATAAAGTAAAAGATTATATCTAGCTTAAAAGGGCCAACACATAATTTCTTTTCTCCATGTTGGTTAACTAATTCTTGCTTACGAGTAAAAACAGCAAGTTCATGCTTATCCCAAATCTTACGCTTACCTCTATGTAATTTTTTTTCAGGAAACGGTTCACCGTGTAAAACATAGGTATAGGTCATTTTCTACTCCGTGTATCATTTTCTTTAGCCCAACTCGGTATACCAAAACGCTTCAAAAAGGAGTTAGACTTAGGTTGTTCTACTTCTTCATGTATAACTTCATCATATCGTGGTTGTGCTTCTTCGTCCCTCAAACACACTCGATCACCGGGATTAAACCCTGCAGCTTTAATCAATTCAGATGCTTTCATATAATCAGGCTTCTTATCTTTAATAGCGGCTAACTTACGACATACGCTGATAAAGAACGCAAATGGCTGTGTGATACCTTTAGTTTTTTTATCACAATACCTATCTACTAAAACAATATCATCCGTATCAAATGCACTGACGAGAAGCATACCATACTCAGTAAAGCCTCTTTTAAGTCCAATTTTTATAATTTCTGGAGCAAGTATACTTTTCACCACTCCCCTCCTGTCATTTAAGTTAAATTGTTCACGTAACTGTTGACCGAGCACCCCTCTTTCTTCTGTAAGATAACTATCTAAGAAAGATAAATAACTCTTAGAAGACATAGGTGTAACATTTGTTGAATTAGAGGGGCTATTGGAACCATAAAGAAGCAAAAATGGTAATACCTTCAGGCATTCAAACACCCCTGACAGTGCCATGAGCACCCGTGGAGAAAGTACCCCATCAGGGAAAGTATACCGACACGTATTCCACCCACGATTATGCACCCGTAATAATCCATTACGATCCAACCGATGAACCGAAAGGTTTGCTGTCTTGCGAACAACATCAGCACGATCAGCTAAATACTGCTGACGCATAAACGCATTACCTTTATGGACAGAAAAATAAATAATTGTATTGAGAATGTTTCGATCTGTATCACTGCGCTGTAAGCTTAAATAGGATAAATACTTCTGAGCCCCTGTAGTACGGCGTTGTAGCCGATTACCTACAAAGTCTGGTTTCTTTGGGGTTTTTTGTTGACTTGATAGTGTCTTGTGAAGTATATTACTTATATGTTCTATGATATTTCCTGTTTTAATATTGTAGTTACTAAAAAAGGCTGGTGAAAATCAGCCTTTTTTATCTAGGGGGGAATTCTGGTACCGACGACAAATCCAGTAGCCAGATTCCTCTTTTTTTATTTCAAATTTTCTCTAATATAGAAAAAAAGCCACGATTCGTCGAGGCTTTTTCTATTTAGTCGCTTCTTTTTTAGCCTTATCAGCTAAGAAAATAGTAATCTTAAAGAGAACATCAGTGCGACTTTTCATAGGTTCTTCTAGGAATCTACAGAGCGCCCGATACGATACATCCAGGTCTTTTGCATAGTAGGTTATCGGCTGCGTGTGAGTCTTCATACATTCTATTAATTTTGTTCGTAAAACTTCTGGTTCAAATAGATTTCTCATAACTTCTTTATTGACTTTAATTGTTATAGTTATATAATATTATATATGAAGATACAGAAATCGCAACCATTAACGAGTGTAGTTATGAAAAAAGAATGTAAAAATTGTTTTGACCAGTACAAAAAAGATATATATGGTCACTTTTGTTCTACTCGATGCGAAGAAATGTTTCTTGAACATGCACCCGTAGAATTGATACATAAGCTATATAAGGAAGAAAATGGAAAATAATTCATTCGAAATGACTGTTATCCTTGATGTCCTTAAGAAAATACGCAATGAGATTGCAGATATTCAACAGGCTCATACTTGCTCTGTGCCATCGCGCAGTGAACAAACGAAGGATCTATTCAGTGCGCTTGCAAAAGCACAAGGTGAGATGAATATGGCATCCCTGAGTAGTGAAAATCCCTACTTCAAGTCTAAGTATGCTGATTTAGGTGAATTCATTAAAGCCACCCGTCCTGCATTAACCAAAAATGGGTTAGCCGTACTGCAACAACTTATGCCAAATGATGATGGTCAAAATATATTACATACCATTCTTGCCCATTCTTCTGGACAGTGGATTGAATCTCGTATGAGAATTATACCACCTAAAACTGATATACAATCTATGGGAAGCTATATCACCTATCTCAGACGCTATAGCTATAGTGCTCTCGTTGGGGTAGTCGCGACCGACGAGGATGATGACGGAGAGCGTGCCGTAGCTACAAACCGAAATACCTATGCAAAAGGGGTAGCTTTAAATACGAAATATAATCCTCATGAGAATAAATCAGAAGTCATCACCAAAGAACAACTCGAAGAGCTCGAATATGAACTTGGTGAGTATGACGATGTCGCAGAGATGGTTCTTGATGGATTGAAGATACAAAATCTCGCCGATATGTCTAAGGATAAATACTCAGTATCTATACGACGCATAAGAGAAATAAAAAATCTTAGAAGCGGTAACTCTAAGTAAATTATCTAGAAAGATTATAACATTATCGAAAATTTATTTTCTGTCTCTACATCATTCCCGCTTGATGAGTTTTGTTCTATAAAATGTAGTGAGAATAATTCTAAATAAATAATAATGGCATTGCTTACACCCCGGGAAGAACGCGTCTACTCCTTCTGAGCTTTCTTCTCGGGGATATCTTTTTCTGACGTAGCAGGGGTGAGATCAATGTCTATGCCGGTATATTTCTCAATAGCTTCTTCTA